TTTATCGAGTTTAAGGTTCCTGGCAAAGAGCCGGAAGAACAGCAATGGCTCCGCATCTATGAGTTGCGCGAGCAAGGGATCGAAGCCTGGTGGGCGGATAGCGTGGAAACCTATCGCCGCCTGGTGGGCCTGGACCCCGGTGGATACAAGGTCGAATATACGCCGCGAGCCCTGAAGGTGATTGAGCTTCATGCTGCATAATGAGCGCCTGGAAGAACGATTCGATGTCGCCGCCTGGTATGAGAAGACCTATGGCGGCGTCGTCCGCACGCGCAAAGACCTTCACAAGTATCAGCGCAAGGCGGTTCGCTTCCTTTACGAGACGCCGTTCTCCGCACTCTTCATCGACTTGGGGATGGGGAAGTCGGTCATCTGCCTCACCCTGCTCGCCGATCTCATCAAAGAGGGATGGGAGGGCAAGGCGCTCGTCATCGCTCCGCTCCGCGTCGCCAAGGCAACCTGGCCGGAAGAGATCAAGGAGTGGAAGCAGGCGGCCGGAATCGACTACAGCTTGATCCGCGCAGAAGACGATGATGACGAGATCAAGCGGCTCTACAAGCTCCACTATGACCAGGAGTATGCTCGGCAGCGTGCAGTCGGCGAGACGCCAGCCGTGGCCGCTGGATATGCCCGCCGGGCTGCTGCGCCCTACCGCCAGGCCGCCAAGGAGCTTCAGCGCCAGAAGCAGGCCATGAGCGACGCGCAGCTTCACATCATCAACATCGAACGGCTGGAATGGCTCGTCGCTTTTTGGGAGCGCATGGGCCGGGAGTATGGGCTGAAGTGGCCCTATGACACCGTGATCGTCGATGAGTCGTCGAAGTTTAAGGACTACACCACGAAGCGGTATCGGGCGCTGAAGAAGTGCCTGCCCCGGATCACCCGCCTGCACACCTTGACCGCCAGCCCGGCGGCCGAGTCGTTCCAGCACATCTTCGCGCAGATTTTCCTCCTGGATCGCGGACGCCGGTTCGGCCGCTATGTCACCCATTTTCTGCAACGCTACTTCACCGAGATCAAGCAGGCGAAGAAATGGGTTATCAAGAAAGGCAGCGAACAGAAGATCGCGGCGAAGATGGCGGACATCTGCCTGGTCATGAAGGCCGCCGATTATCGAGAAGAGCTAGGCGTCGAAGAATGGTTGCCAGTCAAGCGACCGATCCGTCTCAACGAAGACATGATGGCGCGCTATCACGACTTCGAGAAGACCATGATCCTGAAGCTCGACGACATGCGGATCGAGGCGGTCAACGGCGCGGCACTCTTCAATAAGCTGCTTCAGATGACGAGTGGCGCGGTCTATACCGAAGAGAAGACCGTCGTGCCGGTGCATGACGAGAAGATCGAAGCCCTCCGCGAGTTGATCGACGAGATGCAGGGCGAGCCGTTGATGGTGAGCTACTGGTTCAAAAGCAGCCTTGCCCGACTTCGCAAAGCATTCCCCGGCGCGACCGTCATGGATAAGGCCGGGCGCTGCATCCCCGACTGGAACGCAGGCAAGATTCCGCTGCTGTTCATGCAGCCCGGCGGCGCGGCGCACGGCCTCAACATGCAGAAGGGTCCCGGTCATGACGTGGCCTGGTTCGACCTGTGTTGGAGCCGCGAGCTTTACGAGCAATTGATCGGCCGCCTCGCCCGCCAGGGGCAGCGCCAGGTGGTGCGATCCCATCATCTCATGTGCGTTGGCACCGCCGACGAAATCGTCTATGACTGCCTACAGGACAAGGGTGCCGGGCAGGAACGCTTGTTCAAGTATATCCGCGCAGCGAGGGCGCGGTATGCGAATGACAATGAACGGAGGACCTACCGTGTCGCAGCCTAAGATACCCGCCGACTTGCGGGCGCAGTTGAATCATTTCGGCGTCAACGCCAGTTGCTATCAGCCGGTGGGCTGGTTCAAGAAGGACCCGCCACGCAAGCTGCCGAACGTCCCGCGTGATGACGATCCCTGGCATGTCGTGCTCCGGCGCAACGACCGCGTAATATGGGCCGATGGCTCGACGGTGATCCAGGTTCGCGGCGAGACGTTGCGGGAGGCTATCGAGAACGCGCTGGCGGCCATGAAGCCGCCGGGCCTGCTGTCCAAGATGGCGAGCCTTGGCGAAGCCCTGGACGAGCTTTCGATGACGGTGATGGTCCGTGCGCGACCATGACGCCAAGGCGATGACCGCGATAGGGGCGAGCCGCAACATGCTCATCCCTTGGTATCTCATCGGAGCCTACGCCTACTATGTGCTCGACACCCCGGTCTTGTCGGACGCGACGTTCGACGAGATATGCGTCATGCTCGATGAAGAGTGGGATGACCTGGAACACATGCACAAGGGATGGGTGGACCGAGATGACCTGTCCGCAGGGACCCGCCTAAGCACGCTGTATCCGTCGATGGCGCGTGGCGCGGCGTGCGGACTAGCCGGAGTGCCGGATAACGGCCCCCTGGGGCTCCTGGGAGCCCTGGCGCGGTGCGAGGGGGAGATGGAGAACCTATGTCGCGCCTTGAAATAGCCCTGCTCGACTTAGAGAAGGCTTTCGCATATACCGGCTGGGTTATGCGACACCAGCGGATGACTCCGCGAGAAGCCGCCATCTATCACAACGGCCTAGCCATCGCGAGCCGCAGCGCAGAAGCGCAGCACCGCATGGAGGCCGAGCGCGAACGACATGAAAGGATTGAGACGTGGCGAAAACAGGGGTAAACCGCAGGCGCAAGACCAGCCCGGCGCTCGACGACATCGTGCCGAAGCGTGGCCGTCCGCCTGGCGCAAAGGACGAAGTTACTTCCACGCTGCTCGCCACCGGGCAAGCGACCTTCGCGCAGATCGCGCAGCTATTCGAGACGGATGCCAAGACCCTGCCGAAGCGCCTGAAGGGTGTGATTCCGAAGGGCACCCGATCCGGCTACAAGGTCTATTCGATCCGCGAAGCGGCCGAGTATCTGGTGACGCCCGGCTATGAGATTGAAGACTTCATCCGGCAGATGTCGCCCCAGGAGCTTCCGCCCCTGCTGTCAAAGGAATTCTGGAACGGCCAGAATGCCCGGCTCAACTATGAGAAGAGCCTGGGGAACCTTTGGCCGACTGACGATGTTGTGGCGGCCTTCGGCGAGATATTGAACGTCGTCCGAATGGCGGTTTTACTGGTCGCGGACGACGTTGACCGTGAGAGTGGCCTGACACCTGGACAAAGGTTAATTATTCGGCGTATTATGGACGGTATGATCGTGAAGCTCGGCCAAGACATAACCGACAAATTCAAGGAATATCATGCTAACCGCGCCCCAACTGGATTCCCGCTTCGATCCGACGAAGACGATCTCGACGACGATGCCGACGATGAGAACATCACGGCGGAGGATGACGAGGAAGAGGACGACGGAAATCTTCTTGCAGCCGAGGATGACGAGGAAGAGGACGACTACATATGACGATCTCGGCGATCTAATCGCCAAGACCGCCGCGAAGGTATTTGTCCCGCCACGGCGCATGACGGTCAGCGAATGGGCTGACGAGTATCGCTTCATCAACCAGCCTGGCGCTTTCGTCGGTGACTGGAACAACGAAACCACCCCCTACATGGTGGAGCCGCAGGACACCCTCACGTCCCCGCTCTTCAAGGGGATGGTGTTCGCCGGTCCCGCACAGTGCGCCAAGACCGACGCCCTCATTGTCAACTGGATCGGCTACAGCGCCACGACCGATCCCCAGGACATGATTATCTACTCGCCGACTTTCACGGCGGCCCGCGACTTCTCCATGCGTCGCGTGGATCGCCTTCATCGCCACACCGAAGAAGTCGGCGCTGCGCTGGTGAAGAACAAAGACAGCGATAACAAATTCGACAAGCACTATGAGAACGGGATGCTTCTCACGCTGTCCTACCCGTCCGTCACCGAAATGGCGGGCAAGCCGGTAGGCCGCGTCGGCATCACCGACTATGACCGCATCCCCGATGACATCGGCGGCGACGGCAACGCTTTCGATCTCGCGTCGAAGCGCACCACCACCTACGGCAGCTTCGCCATGACCCTGGCCGAGTCCAGCCCGTCGCGCGAGATCACCGATTACAAGAAAGTCGTCAAGGGCCATGCGGCTCCGCCGACGACCGGCATCCTGGCGCTCTACAATCGTGGCGACCGTCGCCGCTGGTATTGGCCGTGCCCCGATTGCGGAAGTTACTTCGAGGGCCGGTGGGAGCACATGAAGTGGAACCACGCGCTCGAATCGAATCTGGATAAGGCGGAAACCGCCTACATGGAGTGCCCGCATTGCGCCTATGAGATTCAGCCGGACGAGCGGTATGACATGAATCGCGATGGCTGCTGGCTGAAGGACGGGCAGCAGATTGTCGGGGACCGCATTGTCGGCAAGGGCCGCCGGTCTAACATCGCGAGCTTCTGGCTCATGGGCGTGGCCGCTGGCCTCACCACCTGGCAGAATCTCGTCAAGAGCTATCTCGACGCGGAGGACGCATATCTCGAATCGAGCGATGAAGGGCCGCTGGCGAAATTCTTCAACACCGACATCGGTGTCCCCTACATCCCGAAGAACATCGCCAACGACAACAGCCGCACGCTCGAAGACTTGATCGGGCGCGTCGAGCCCTGGACGAAGAAGAAGGTGCCGCCGAAGGTCCGCTTCCTGTTGGGCCTGGTTGACGTGCAGAAGAACAGCTTCGTCGTGCAGATTGTCGGCGTCGCGCCGGGCAAGCCGTATGATATGTATCTGGTGGATCGTTTCACCATCAAATACTCGGATCGGCAGGACCCGTCCGCGCCTGAAGGGAAGGAGTCCTTCCTTTGGGTGAAGCCGGGTGCGTATCTCGAAGATTGGGATAAGATCACCGAACAGGTCATGAAGGCCAGCTATGAGATCGACGACGACTCGGGCCGCCGCATGATGGTGAAGCTGACCCTGTGCGACTCCGGCGGTAAAGCGGGCGTGACCACCAATGCCTACAACTTCTACCGGAAGATCAGGAAGGAAGGCTGGCTCGGCAAATTCCATCTGGTGAAGGGTGACGCTGTGCCTGGCGCACCGCGCGCTCGCATCACCTATCCAGATGCGGACAAGAAGAGCCGCGCTGGTGCTGCTGGCGAAATTCCGGTCCTGCTACTAAATCCGACGATCAACAAAGACAATCTCAACGACCGCCTAGATGTCATGGTGCCGGGCTATGGTATGATCCATCTCCCCGACTGGTTGATCTCGGCGGATCGAAGTGAGGATATGTCTTGGTTCTTCGGAGAGCTTTGCGCCGAGACTAGGACCCCAGGAAAAGGCTGGGAAAAGATCGCGAAACGCAATGAAGCCTGGGATTTGTTCTACTACGCTATTGGGGCTTGCGCGTCTTCGCTTCTCAATGTAGAGAAGCTGGATTGGGACAAACCCCCTCCTTGGGCAGCAGCGGCGAACGACAACCCCCTGGTCATTGAGGCGGAGGCGACCGGAACGGCGGATGCAATGCAGCGAAGTAACTTCGATTGGGGCGCATTCGGTAAAGCGATGGGGTAAGACCGGACCATGATGACGCCACAGCTTACGGACGCCGAGCGGGCGCTTTACCGGGCGCGGCTCACCAAAGCCGAAGCCGCCTATGACGCGATCCTGACCGGCAAGTCGGTCAAGCGGTTCGTCGATCAGAACGGCGAGACGGTGGAATATAACACCACCAACATCGCCAAGCTGGAAGCCTACATCCAGTCCCTCAAAGACCTTCTCAACCCGATGGCGGCCTTGTGCCGTCGTCCCCGAGCAATAGGGTTTATCTTCTGATGGCACGCGGTAGGGAAATCGTTGTGCTCGGCCCCACGCCGCCCCGCGAAGCCGCGATGGGCGGCGGTGTCGAAGGTGCCGAACGCAACATGCGCGAGACGATGACTTGGCAACCAAGCCGTCTATCGCCGGACCAGGCGATCAATACGATCAAGCCGGAAGCCGACGCGCGCTCGACGGACATGGCCGTCAACGACGGCTACACGCAGCACGCGATCCGCATCCAGCGGAACAGCGTCGTCGGCTCGCAATTCCGGCTCAACGCCAAGCCCGACTATCGGGTGATCTATGGCGAGGACAGCGAAGCGGCGAGCGAGTATGG